CGAATAAATCAGTCCAAGTATGTGTTGTTGCTCCTATAGCTACTGTAGCTACAGATCCTCTATGGATCAGTCCAACACCAAGTGAATTCCCAAGAGCACCTGGATATCTTGCAGCAAAGGTATTATCAGCTGCAAATGTGATACCTGCATCAAATTCTGCTTCGTTTGCTACCAATATACCAGTTGCGTCATCCGTTGCGTTTAGTGAAGTTCCTGTTCCTGAAGCAAGTGTTCTTACTATTTGTAATGACCCTGCATATGCAAGAAAACTTGCAGCAGTCAACCAATTTGTTACTGTCTCGTTATCTGGTTTGCCAAAAATATCGACCATATTCTTTTCTGAAGTTACTGTTGTAACTTTATCCGCAGGTCCCCATTGAAAACCTGCAGCCATAGCCGCATCTGACACTGATACATTCGGTATTGTAGTAGAAAGATCAACTTCAGATATATTGACACCTGGACTTACTTGAAAAGCCATTTTGTTTTTCTCCTTATAAAAAATTTAGTTTCATAGAGTTCTAATCTATACTATTATTTATAATTTTCGAGTTTTTCACATTTAGTAAGGTGATACCGTTTCCCAACGTGTACCAGTACTGTCTATAAAAGACTCGTCTTCATTACCATCACTTATGAAACCAAATGGAGTAATTTCCTGTTCTATTTCTTCTATTCTATTTGAATACAATTTCGTTCTCAGTTCTTGATCCATGAGTTCCTTAAAATACCTCTGATTTGCAACCCATGCAAAACAAACCAAAGTCATAACCAAGTCATCATTTGTACCTTCTTGAGCTCTATAACTCTTACCCCTAACGACAAATGATGTCAATTCAGATATGGTATTGAAATCCAATATCAATAACTTATCTTCCTCGATCAAATCCTTGAGTGTAGAACACCCAATCCGTTTTACCTGTGTGGTAGTTTTCAATCCAATATAAGACCGTTTACCAAATCCTGCACTCACCACTTGACCACTTCTACCCTTGACCGTTGAACTGATCATGTTTTCATACTCAAAATCGTAGTACAATGCATCTGCAACCTGCCCACCGATATCATTGGATTCCACTGACACCATTGCTTCGTTGTAGTGTTTTGCCACTTTATATATAATGTCTGGATATAGTAGTGGTGAAATGGTATTACTACGATATCTAGCTACTAATTTGTATGGGGTATCCGTCACATTGATAACCGTGAATGCACTGTAATCCTTCCCTGCACCCCTTGCAACATCTGATGATAGAAAGTAACTATTCCCCTTTATTGGGTCTGCCCATACTGCATATCCGTCCTTCTCATTGAGTGGCTCACGGAATGCAAGTGTTCTCAATTTCGCAGGAGAAATCAGTGTATTTGCACTACCAACAAATTCAGTTTCAAACTCGACCCTAAACTGATCTTCCGAGGTGTTTCTAATGGTCTGTTCTTTCCATGCCGCATCACGACCTGGAACCTGTGACCAATGAACGTCGATTGGTGTATAATCACTCCGACCCTCTGTTGAATCTACCCACATTTTATAGAACATATTCATACCATTTGGGGTAGATACAATGAACACCTTGGTTGTATTACCTGATGATATGGTAGGATATACTGCACGAAAGAACTCATCTGCAATGTTTTCGGGCACAAATGCAAATTCATCGAGGAATATGATATTGAATGTACCACCCCGAATCGCACTCGATGACGTTGCAGAAGCCATTATCTTGGAACCGTTTTCGAGTTCGATATTACCCTTGTTCCATTCCACCACACCTTGTTGCAGCCACAGTGGTAAATGTTCGTATGCAAGTTGCAATCGACTCAACAATTCCCTTGCAGTTACACCCTTATTTGCAAGGATTGCAACCTTAACATCCTCATTGAACAGGACATAATGTAAGAGATATGCGATGATAGTAGTTGACTTGCCCGTCTGTCTGGGCATTTTACATATGACGAAACGGTCATCATCGAATTTCTGTACCATTTCCTCCTGAAAATCCCACAAATCGAAATCCACCAACCCTTCATCTACCGTTACTATCTTGATATAATTCTTGATGAAGTATACGGGATCATCTTTACATCTTATAAACTCATCTACCTGTTCTTGGGTAAAACTAATAGGGATGTTCTTCTTTTTTAAATTTGGGTTTCCCAGGTAGCTTATACTTTTCATTCTTTTCCCGTTCCTTGATGATCTTATCTAATTCTCGTCTACGTTTTGCTTTCAAGAACAACCTGCGTTTCTTTGCAGAAGGTTTTTCGTAGTATTCCTTTTTTCTATATTCCTCTAATATACCAGACTTCTTTAATTTCCTATTGAATGCTTGGAATGCATTTTCAAAAGAACCATTAACTGTCACTTCCAGATTCGCCATTTTTATTCCCCTTTATCATTTGTTGTAATTCACTTGTCGAACCAACGAATAGTGCATTGTTGGTTACTTGCGTCGAATTCTGTACTCGTCTATCCGACTTCATTTCATCCATTTTCATATGGAGAGTCAATAATTTCTCATTGGTTTCACCTACATTCTTTAGTAATTGTGCCAATACCTCATATGCTCTTGGGTGTTGACCTTCTTGTGCAATATGTAGTGCAGATTCTATTGCTTTACTACCGTTCTCTATTAGATCATAGAAATTGGTACGGGTATAACTGTAATCCGTTTCTAATTGTTCTTGGGGTGTTCCCTCAACCACAACAGGAAGTGTAGTCTCCTGTTCATCATCTTCTCTCAAAATGTCGAACACTAAGTCTAATTTTTTGTCTACTTTTTCCATCTTATCGTAACGTCCAATTGTCTGCTGTATGTCTACGGGATTTTTCAAACCAATGATCAGATGGATCATCCAAAGTAATACAGGGTATAGTATCTTTCCCCAATAACCTATATGCATAAAGTCTAAGAAATCCAGTAACGAATATGTTATCATCAGTTACCCATATTGGATCTGATATACCATTTGCATCTATATCAGTAACCAAAGCATCTATCTGTGCAATACGTTGTTGAACAATAGGTTCAGTTTCAGTACGGTCTAATTCTATATCATAGACCGTCCCCTGTCCAGGAATCTGTATATCACTCAAACTGATATCCCTTCTATTTGATCCTTTAAACACCTTACCATTTCCATTCATTGCAAGATATACATCACTACCATGTTTATCGGACATAACTTGTTTTATATAAGTATCTTTATCTTTTATCCAATACATCTTATTCCCCTAACCAAAATGTTTGTCTGCATCCACTAATGTAAGACATCTTATAGTATCCCTACCCAATAATACATGGGCCATAAGTCTATGAATTCCATTGACAAATCTATTATCTTCAGTTACCCAAATCGGTTTTTTCATTCCGTTTTTATCTATATCAATAACCAATTTATCTATTTTATCGATATGCCACACATTATTAGGATCTGTATTACTCCGATCCAATTTTTCCATCTGATGGACTGGAGTACCTCCTACTAATATTTCCCCCAATCGAACATCTCTTTCGTTGGAACCTTTATATACAAAACCATTGGCTGACATCCCAAGAAATGTATCACCATATCTCTCAGTCATTACCTGGTCTATATAAGTAACCATGACTTATATCCAGTGTATACCTGTCTCCATATCACTACGTCAACTGACTATTTATTGTTATAGTCAAGTCTTCATCTGAATCGTACTCAAACCTACTTGCCGCATTCGTTACAGTTCCTCTAGGTGATGTCATTTCATCCACCGTTGCAGGATCCGTATGATCATAGAATTGAGTAACAACGTTTTTGATTATTTCTTGTTCTTGTGCCGGCCCATATAGATAGGTTTTTGCGGTGAATGTAAGAGTCCATTCGATTCTTCTCCGTGAATCCATATCACCTGACCACGAATCCTCAAATGCAACATCATTCAATGTGATCGGCATATCTGTCTTGATAACATCATTTATACTGATCACGAAATCAGGTGTAAAATAGGGTAGAATCTGTTCGACTATCTTGAGTCCATCTTCCGAATTACCTACCAATACATACAATGAAAAATCCATATTATATGGTACTCTCATGTACCTACGAGATACTCTCCCTACATCAGTTGAATGATCTACACCAGTTTTCTGCATCGTATTCAATTTACGTTCTGCATCATAACTGAGTGCAGTATATTCAAAACCCATTCTCGGTACAGATGTCTGTACTTCTGCTGATGTATATGTTGAACTCGTAACTGCTG